GAACCTGGTTACAATAACTACAAGAACTTCATTGGTGAGTTGAGACAATGTGCTACTGAAATAGAAAGAAGGATATTAGCAGAATATGAAGATATGGCTATAGAACGTAATGGAGATGTGGAATGAGTAACAAAGGCGAATTATATTCCCTTGTTCAAGCAATAGAAAACGAACACTGTTGTATTGAAAAGATTGTTAGGGACTTCTGCGCTATTAGAGGTATGGATTGTGTTTACTATCGCAAACTAAAAAGAGGACATGTCCCAACATTCAGAGAGTTCAAGATTAGAGGAAACGAATTAGTCGCAAGACAATTACACAATATGCGCTTTGAATCCAGAAAAAAAGGAAGAGATGCTCAATATGATTTGATAAAATTTATGGAGGAAGAATGCAAAACTTTATAATACTGACTTTATTTACTATTTGTTGGGTAACTTTTTGTCTTACATCTGTTGCTATTTATGACAGAATATGTTATTATATATTAGAAGAATTGATCGCCAATGCCAAGACGGACGAAGATCACAGAAAAGTATCACAAATATTATCAGGAGTCTAAATGAGTTTTACAAGAATTTTTTATGACGCTTATAAAAATCATTTATACTGTATTGAGAATGATGGAAAGAAAAGATCTAAGATAGATTTTCACCCACAGTTTGAATACTATGTGCCAGATACTTCAAGTGAATCAACACTAAAAGACATTTATGGAAACCCAGTAACTCTTCAAGTCAGCGAGACTCGTAAGGATATGAAGTCTGTCGCTGAGTGTGTTCAAACTTGTGAAACAGATATTTCAGAAGATGTAAAGTTCCTACAAAAAAGATATAAGGGAATGAAGTTGAAAGCCGATATGGCTAATTTCCAAGTAGCCACAATAGATATTGAGGTTGCTGGTGAAAGGGAATTCCCAAAACCAGAACACGCAAAATACCCAATAAATCTAATCTCCATTCATTATTCCAAAGAAGATACTGTTTATACATTCGGTACACAACCATATACTGGTGATAGTGAACTTGTGAAGAACTATCATTATTGTGAAGATGAAAAATTGATGATGGAAAGATTTATCAAACATTTTAGAAAGAAGAATGTTGATATTCTGACTGGTTGGAATGTAATGGGGTTTGATGTTCCTTACATTATCAATAGATGTAAAAACCTTGAAATCGAATTGTCATTATCTCCAATAGGTATTTACAAGGAAAGAAAAACAGGTGGATATCACATTGAAGGTGGTGGGTACACGATTGCTGGTATCTCAATCCTTGATGGTTTGGAACTCTACAAGAACTTCGTATATGTCAAGAGAGAACGATACTCTCTTCAATTCATTGGACAATTGGAAGTCGGTGAAGGTAAGAAAGACCTTGATGGAACTGTCAATGATGAATGGAAGAACAACTGGAATAACTTCGTAGAGTATAATGTTCAAGACGTATTGTTGTGTAAGAAAATAGAAGACAAGAAGAAACTCATCAAACTAACAATAGATTTTTGTTATCAGGCTCTCATTCCTTTTGATAGAATATTCTCTTCAATCGCTGTTGTAACAGGATATATGTTGAAGTATCTCCATGATCGCAACATCGTATTCCCTGATAGAGTCCACCAATCTAAAGATAAGAAATTCCCTGGCGCATATGTTATGGCAAAAGCCGGTTACTACAAATGGGTTGTGTCATTTGATGTAGCTAGTATGTACCCCCACATGCTTATGATGTACAATATCTCACCAGAGACTCTTGTGATGAATCCAGAAACTGGTAAAGATTTGTACAGTTGTCCCATCTCACAATGGAAGACTTGGGAGACTGTTGATGGGGATTACGAATGTGGTGGTGTTTACTACCGCAAGGACAAGAGAGGTGTAATGGCAGAAATAGTAAGTGACATTTATCAAGAAAGAAAGGTTTTCAAGAAGAAAGGTTTCATTGCCGATGCTATCGCTAAGAATAGAAGTCTTAAATCTTACCCACCAGAATTAATACAGGCAGTCAAAGATGAAGGTGAGTCCGCCGAATACTATGACTCTCAGCAGATGATTAGAAAGATTTTGATTAACTCTGTTTATGGAGTTCTTGGTAATCCTTATTTCAACTTCTACAATGTTAGCAACGCAATCGCTGTTACATTGAGTGGACAAGATTTGATTAGATACCTTTCAAATACATTGAACTCTTATATGAAACAGAACTGGCATAATATCGGACCAAAATTGTTTCCTGAATACAAAGGTGAGTGGAAACCATTGGAAAAGGATGTTGTCATTCTGATTGATACTGACTCCAACTATGTTTGCTTGGAAGAGATTGTTGAGAATATGGGACTTGATTTTAAAACCAATAAGGAATTTTATGATTGGGAAACTCATATTGAAAAGAATTTCTTCAATCCTTTCTTTGATAAAATTCTCAATATCTATGCCAAGAAATATGATGTTCCTCAAATGATTGAGTTCAAGAGAGAAAAGATTATCACACAAAAGTTCATCTTGGGTAAGAAGAAATACGCCGATGAAGTCATAGCAAATGAAGACAAGTTGTATCTTGACAAGCCAAAAATCTCTATAACTGGAATTGAGGTTGTGAGAACTGATACTCCTAAGTTTAGTCGTGATAGAATTATGGGAGTTCTTACACAAATATTTAATGTGAGAGGTAAGGATAGACTTGCTGTTATGACTAAACTTAGAGCCATCCATGAAGAGTTCTTGGAAGCACATCCATCGGATATTGCAAACCCAACTGGTATCAAAGATTATCAGAAATATGCTGAACCAGTTGAGAAATACATTGAACAGAAAAACATCAACTATCCAAGTCACTTACCAATTCACGTTAGAGCGGCAATGAACTACAACTACATTGTAGCAAAGCATAATCTACCTTTGATGGAAGTTGATAACGGAACTAAGATGAAATACATCTATGTGTCTAAGCATAAGAATGAATTGGGTCAGAACATCATTGGTTTCATCAATGAATGGCCAAAAGAGTTTGATGATCTTTTCTATGTGGATATAGAGGAACAATGGCAGAAAGTATTCCAAAGAGCCATTCAGAGATTCTTTGATGTATTGGGATGGGGTCAAATTGAAATAGATGAGAATACTTTATCCGAATTCATCCAATTTTAGATTGACAAATTGATAAGAATATGTTATCATTTATTAGAGTGTATTCTATATCCAAAGGAGGATTTTTTACATGAAAAGCTTATATGATATTATTTTAAAAGATAAGGCTACAAAGGACAGTCCAGCACTGTCCTCTTATCTTTTTAAGGAAGATGAACAGACAGAATTTTTGTCTACAAATGTAATAGCACTAAATCTATTGTTTAGTGGAAGAGTCGATGGTGGGATTCCAATAGGACGTATCACACAAATAGCCGCATCATCAATGCTTGGTAAATCTTTCGTGGCTTATGGTCTTGTAAAGAATGCCCAGAAGAAAGGAATGCAAATTTGTATTATTGATACTGAAAGAGCATTTAGTTTCCATTTTGCTCAGTCTATTGGTATTGATATTAGTCCAGAGAAACTTGTTGTTCTTCAAGAAAACAGTATTGAAGAAGTGACTGGTATTATAATGACAATCTGTAATGCAGTCGAAAGAGAAGAAAGGAAGAATATTCTTTTTGTTCTAGATTCATTTGGAGCATTGGTTACTGCTAAGACTCTTGATAATGCTCTTGAAGGAAACGATAAAGCCGACTTTACAATCCCAAAGAAGAAAAACAATCTTGCCAATATCATGCTCAACACCAAAGCAACATTCTTTGTTGTCAATCACGTTTATGACAATGTTGGTGGAATGGGAGATACAATCAAAATTCCTGGTGGAAGAAAGATTGAGTTCAACAGTGAGGCAATAGTTCTTGGAAGAAGTCGTGCCAAGGAAAAGAAATCAGCAAGTGATCCAACAATCATAGGATTTATTATTACAGCAGAGACTCACAAATCAAGATGGTCTAAGCAATATTCCAAATTGAAGTTCAGAATAAAAGTCGACGGTGGACTTGATATCTTCTATGGAATCTTAGATGATGCGGTTGAATGTGGTGTTGTTGAAAGACCAACTGTTGGTTATTATTCAAGACCATGTGTTGCTGATGATAAGAAACACCGAGAAACAGAAATATACAATTCGGACTTTTGGTTGCCAGTTTTCAAGGATACAGATTTTAAATCTTGGTTAGAAAAAAAATATACTCATAGTAATTCTTTGGATATTTCAACTGAAACAGATGGATTGAATATTATGAACGAATCTATAAAAAAGTCAACTAAAAAGAGGGCTAATTAATGGATGCCATATTTT